AATCACGCGATGGGCGGGGCTAACGTGACAGTAAATGTAGATGCTTCTGGATCATCTGTTGAAGGCGACGCTGATCAAGCTTCGCAACTTGGCAGGGCGATCGGCATTGCCGTACAGCAAGAGTTGGTCAAGCAGAAGCGTCCTGGCGGTCTCCTCGCAACCTAATGGCTACATTCCCTTCTATCACGCCAACTTACGGGCTGCAGAAGAACAGTGCCCCAGTGGTGCGCAAGGTGCAGTTCGGTGATGGCTACGAGGCCAGGTTGACATATGGCATCAATCAAAATCCGAAGGTGTACAGTCTGACTTTTGAAGTGTCGGAGACTGACGCTGACACGATCGAGACGTTCTTGGACGCACGAGCAGCCGATAACGCCAATTTTGACTTCACGCCACCTGGCGAAGGCAGCGCATCTAAGTTTGTTTGCGAGCAATGGAGCAAGTCGATTCCGTACTTGAACCGCGCCACAATTCAGGCAACATTCCGTCAAGTCTTTGAACCGTAATGGCAGTAGCAGCTTGGGCCGCTAGCACTTCGTTCTCTGTAGGCGACATCCGACGCGCTACGACAGAACAAGCATCCGGTTTGTTCTTCCGGTGCACGACTGCTGGAACGTCAGATTCGTCTGAACCCAGCTGGCCAACAGATATTGGCAGCACGATCACCGACAATACCTGCGTATGGACGGCAATTGCCTCTGCGTATGAAGAGTTATCCAAGCTAAGCCCGAGCCGGATCATCGAGCTTTTTGAGGTGCATCTGGACAATACGTTGCACGGCAGCACCGATGTCTACCGCTTCCATGCTGGTGCAAATGCAGACATAGATGGCAACGTCGTCTTTAACGGAAATACCTACACACGGATTCCGGTCAAAGCAGACGGGTTCGAATTCACGAACACTGGCACTCTGCCTCGTCCCACGCTGTCGATCAGTAATATTGACGGCACAATGACCACATTACTGTTGCTGGTCAATGCAACCACTGCGGGCAATGATCTTGGTGGGGCTGAAGTGCGTCGCATTCGCACGCTTAAGAAATTCCTAGATGGCGAGTCAACCGCTGATCCTAATGCCAAGTTCCCCGATGAACGCTGGTATGTTGATCGAAAGGCAAGTGAATCACGGGACAGTGTGACGTTTGAGCTAGCCAGCAAATTTGATCTGGCGGGCCAAAAGCTGCCCAAGCGCCAGGTGATTGCAAACGTCTGCCAATGGGTTTATCGCAGCAGTGAGTGCAGCTATACAGGCACAGATTACTACGACGTAAACGGCAATGAGGTGGACACAGAAGCGCAGGACGTTTGTGGCAAGCGGGTAGAGAGCTGCAAGCTGCGATTTGGCAATAATGGACAACTGCCATTTGGGTCATTCCCTGGAGCCGGCCTGACCAAGTGATGAAGCTAACGCCGACAATCCAGGCTGAGATTCTACAGCAAGCGAAGGACGAATTCCCGCGTGAAAGCTGCGGGCTGATAGCTGTTGTCAAAGGACGCCGGCGTTATTTCCCATGTCGCAACATCGCTGAGACGCCGGATGAGCATTTTGTCTTAGATGGTTGGGGCGAAGTTGAGGATAGGGGCGAGGTCGTCGCCGTGGTGCACAGCCACCCCAAGACCAACCCGGCTCCATCTCCTGCTGACCGCGTTGCATGTGAGAAGTCGGGACTGCCGTGGTTCATCGTCAATCCCAATACTGAAGGCTGGGGCTACTGCGAGCCGGACGGTTTCGAGCTGCCATATGTAGGACGTGAATTCGTCCACGGCGTCGTGGACTGCTACAGCTTGTGCCGCGATTGGTATCACAGAGAGTGGGGGCTAGAGCTGCGCGATTACGACCGCCGGGACCAGTGGTGGGACCATGGAGAGAATCTATATCTTGAGAACTTCCAGAAGGAAGGCTTTCATCGCATCCCAGTGGAGGAACTGCAGCGTGGTGATGCGTTGCTGATGCATCTGGTCTCGCCAGTGCCCAACCATGCTGCGATCTACCTAGGCGATTCCCAAATTCTGCATCATGTGCAGGGCAGGCTGTCGAGTCGAGATGTCTACACCCTCGGGACCAGTTACTATGGCAAAAGCACTGCTTGCGCCTTGAGGCATGAAAGTCGTTAAGGTCTATGGCGCGTTACGCAAACGTCTAGGACGATGCCGGTTTGAATTCGATGTAGCGACACCGGCCCAGGCGATAAAGGCACTATGCGTCAATTTCCCTGGCCTAGATAAGTGGTTGATCGACAGTGAAAAGGATGGTGTGGGCTATCGCGTCGCGGTGAGTAAGACAAAAGCCACGGAAGACGACATGAGCCCGTTAATGTTGCCATTTAGCGAGCGCGAGGTATTTAGCATCACGCCTGTTATTGCTGGTGCAGGTCGGGGCATTGGGCAGATTCTTGCTGGTGTAGCGCTGATCGCAGTAGCGATCGCTGTGCCGGCAGCCACTTTTGGGCTCAAAAGCATGCTTGGCGTGGGCCTCTTTGGCGGCAGCTTGCTGGTGCAAGGTATCGGCCAGGCTATTTCACCGCAGCCTGGTCTTAACAGCACGCTGGATGAATCGGTGGAACTTGAGTCATTCTCATTCTCTAATGTCGTTAACACGTCCAGGCAGGGCCTGCCGGTCCCGATAGCATATGGACGAGTATTTGTTGGGTCAGCGGTTCTTTCTAGCGGCCTTGATGTTGATCAGCTGAGAACATGACTCAAGCCAAATATATTTCTGGATCTGGCGGTGGCGGCTGCTTCACGGGCGACACGCTTGTGTCGACGCCTGATGGTCAGGTACGCATTGACGAGCTAAAGGAAGGTAACGAAGTCATCAGCTTTGACGACAAAGGCAATACCTATGCCGCCAAAGTGCTAAAAGTCCATGTACACGACAATGAGCAGGTCTATCGGTATGGCTTCTGGGGAGGCGAGTATCTCGACGCGACACCTAACCACTGGGTCTTAAATCAGTACAACGCTTTTGTGGCGATTGGAAGCCTTGGGTACGATGACTGCCTGATTGATGTCATGGGCCATCTCCGGCCGATGATGAGCCGGGAGGAGCTTGGAGCATTTACGGTCTATAACCTGACCGTAGAACGGCGTCATACGTTTATCGCTAATAACATCCGTGTTCACAACGCTGGCATCGGTCAGAGAATTGCCGGTGCTGGTGGTGGCGGTGGCGGAAAAGGTGGTGGCGGAAGTACTCATACACCAACAGAGGCTGACGACACGCTGCAGTCGGTTCAATTTGGTACCGTTCTGGACTTGATCAGCGAAGGCGAGATCCAAGGCTTAGAAGATGGCAACAAGAGCATCTTCCTGCAGGACACGCCGGTACAGAATGCTGATGGCTCCAATAACTTCTCGGACTTCAGTGTTGTTACACGCACTGGCACCCAGACGCAGACTCATATATCCGGCGATTTTGGTTCAAGTCAATCTGTGCAGGCAGTCAATGCCGAAGTCACCTTCGGCAGCCCCATCACCAGATCAATCACAGATACAGATGTCGATCGAGTGCGAGTCACTCTGACGATTCCATCGCTTCGACTAATCGAGGATGATGGCGACATTAGGGGCCATGAAGTTACCATCAGGCTCCAAGTCCAGTACAACGGCGGCGGCTTTAGTACCGTTCTTACAGACGACATTAAAGGCAAGAGCAGTGCAAGATATCAGCGTGACTACATGATCACGCTCGATCAAGGACCAAGTGGTTTTCCTGTTGATATCCGGATGGAGCGTGTAAGCGCCGATGAAAGCAGCACACGCCGGTCTAGTCAAACGTTCTTTTCGGCCTACACCGAGATCATCGACGCGAAGTTCCGCTATCCCAACTCAGCGCTAGTGGGGCTCCGGTTCGATTCTCGGCAGTTCAATAGCATCCCGTCGCGGAAGTATCTGATTCGTGGCATCAAGGTCAAGATCCCCAGCAATGCAACCGTAGATACAAGCACCCACCTTGGACGGATCACATACTCTGGCGTCTGGGACGGCACATTTTCTGCAGCCACATGGACGAATGACCCCGCGTGGTGCCTGTATGATCTGCTGATCAATGACAGATATGGGGCAGGCATCCCTGAAGACACGCTAGACCGTTACGACTTCTTTGCGATCAGTCAGTATTGCAATGCGCTTGTCGATGACGGCAAGGGCGACCAAGAGCCTAGGTTCAGCCTCAATCTCTTGATCAACAACCGCGATGAGGTCTACAACGTCATTCAGCAGCTGACCGCCGTATTCCGAGGGATTGCGTATTATGGCTCTGGGTCACTGGTGCTTCTGCAGGACAAGCCCACCGATGCCCAATACCTATTGGGGCCGTCCAATGTAGTCGATGGGATATTCTCATACTCGGGATCCTCACAGAAATCGCGTCATACCGTGGCTGTTGTAGCTTGGCAGTCATATGACACCCGTGGTGACACCGAGTACGAGTATGTAGAAGATCACGATGCAGTCGCAAAGTATGGCATCATCAAAAAAGATATCAAGGCCATCGGCTGCTATAGCCAAGGCCAGGCACATCGAATCGGCAAATGGACGCTGCTATCTGAGCAGAATCTGACTGAGACCTGTGAATTTGCAGTGGCCATCGATTCCGGGATCATACTGCGTCCTGGTATGGTCATTGATGTTGCTGACCCGCTGCGAGGTGGCACTCGGAGGAGCGGCCGTGTCAGTTCAGCAACTACCACTGTCATCACGATCGATAGTGACACCAACCTGTCGGTAGATCTAACTGCCAGCCCCACACTGTCAGTCATACTGCCAACAGGCCTGGTAGAGACCAAGACCATCTCCAGCATCTCTGGAGCAGATATCACAGTTGATAGCGCTTTCAGTGAAGCGCCCAACGCGGCTGCTGTTTACCTGATCGATACCTCGGATATCCAGGTGCAGAAATTCCGGGTGCTGTCGGTGGGTGAGACTGGTGATGGTGTCTATGGCGTCAGTGCCATTGCCTACAACGAATCGATCTATGCTGCTGTTGAGCAAGATGTCGCGCTAACTACACGAGACATCACGAATCTGTCTACAACACCTGCAGCGCCAGAAGGCTTAGCAGGATCGGAATTCCTGTATCAGGAGGGCCAGACAGTGCACACTGGCTTTGATTTCAGCTGGAGTCATGACCGTATTAACACGAATGATTTTCTGGTCAAGTACAAACTGGATAACGACAACTTCACAACGCTGACTTCAAGTAGTCCCTCGATCACATTGCGGGCACTGAGTGCTGGAACGCTAAGTGTGCAGGTGTTGGCCCGCAATTATTTAGGCAAGCAAAGCACCATAGCAACGGCGGAATTCACGCTGGTTGGCAAAACGGCAGTACCTGGGGATGTGCAGAATCTGTCGATTGAACCGATCAGCGCCAACAGTGCTCGTTTGCGCTGGGATCAGACTGTTGATCTCGACGTTAAAGTAAACGGCCTTGTTCACATCAAGCACAGTAGCTTGACTGACGGGACAGCGACTTGGCCTAATTCTGTTGACCTTATCGAAGCAGTCGCTGGCAACTCAACTGAAGCAATTGTTCCTTTAGTAGCTGGCGAGATATTCGCCAAGTTTGAGGATGATCTAGGGAACAAAAGCACGAACGCAACCAGCGTGATCATGCAGTTTCCAGACACTCTGGGGCGCTTGGCGATTGAAACTCGCAGAGAAGATCTCGACAGCCCGCCGTTCCAAGGTACAAAAACTGACTCTTTCTACAGTTCAGATTTAGATGCTTTGATTATCGACGGCGATGAAGATATAGACGATGTAACCGATTTCGATGACATTGATTCAGTTGACTTCATGGGCGATATTTTGTCTTCAGCGGAATATCAATTTGTTAATACGCTTGATCTCGGTGCACGGTTCTCTTTAGATCTTCAGCGTCGGTTTGTTACGAGAGCGTTTTTCCCGAACAACTTGGTTGATTCGCGTAATGCCGACGTGGACGATTGGGCTGATTTTGATGGTGATGATGCTGATGCTGTCAATGCCAAGTTGTACTTCAGAAGCACCAATGACGATCCTTCAGGCTCACCAACTTATGGGTCTTGGCAGGAGTTTATTTCTGGGACGTTTGAAGCCAGGGCGTTCCAGTTCAAGGCAGAGTTGACCAGTACTGATATCGCGCAGAACATTTTGGTTGATGAACTGGGCTATGAGGCGACGTTCCAGCGGCGTCAAGAAAACAGCAATGGCACCATCGCTTCAGGCACCAGCACCAAGAGCGTGACCTTTGATAAGGCGTTTTTCACCGGCACTGCATCGCTAGGTGGGACGAACGCTTACCTGCCGAGTGTTGCGATCACGGTTCAGGACCTTGGCAACGGTGAACGCTTGAACGTCAGCAATGTCAGTGCTACTGGTTTTGACGTGGACATCCTGAATAGTAGCGACGCCAATGTGAACAGGAACTTCACCTATGCGGCGGTGGGCTATGGCAAGGCGGTTTAAGATGAATACAACGTTGACTGACGCGAGCTAGAACATGGCTACTCATGACTATGTGGTCGCGAATGGCACGGGAGCGGCGGTCCGTGCTGATTTGAATAACGCCCTAGCGGCAATCGTCAGTAACAACAGCAGCAGCACAGAGCCTGGTACAACTTATGCATATCAGTGGTGGGCAGATACCAACGCTAATGTCCTGAAGATTAGGAACAGCGCCAACGACGGTTGGATCACCCTGAAGGAGCTTGACGGGACGTTGCGGATGGAGGACGGCAGTGCCGGAGCGCCTGCGCTGACATTCAATAGCGACACTGACACTGGAATCTATAGGCCTTCAGATAACGAGATCGCGGTTACTGCTGCTGGCGTCGAGCGCATGAGTGTCAGCAATACTTCAATTATTGTTAATGAAGGGAGCAATGACTATGACTTTCGTGTGGAGTCTGATGGCCAGACTCACATGCTGTTTGTTAATGGCGGCAACAATACCGTTGGTATTGCTAGCAGCAGTCCCGCTGCAGCCTATCTTCACGTCGGGCCTGGTTCAACTGTCACACCAGATGGCAATGCTGATGATGTTGTAATTGACGCAGGCGCTGCAGATACTGGTCTGTCTATTCTTTCAACATCAACAGGCCGTATTTATTTTGGCGATGCTGCTGATGATGAAGCAGGCAGCATTAGGTATGTGCATGGCGACAACTCTTTGCGTTTTGAAGCTAACTCAAGTGAGTCATTCAGAATCGATTCAAGTCAAAGGCTTTTGCTGGGCACGAGTTCTAGCCCTAGTTCTGGGCAAGGTCAGTATTCAAACTTGGTAGCCCTTGGCGGCGCTGGCACTACCTACGGCAACGTCTCCATTGGATCTACAAGTGCATCAGCAAGTCTTTCAAGTGGGGACAATGTTGGTTTGGTTTGTTTTACCGATAATGACGGCCAAGAGTTTGCTCGGATTTCATCTGCAACAGATGGCACTACAGGTGGTGTAAATGGCAACCCTGGCAGATTGGTGTTCTCTACAGAAAGCGTGGGTTCTGATGGTGCTCCTGACGAAAGACTGCGTATTACAAGTGGAGGAAAAATACAAGTTACGGGCACTCGTGGAGGAACTTTGCAACCAAGTGACAACGATTCACTTGAGCTTTTTACATCTGCCACTAGTGGAAACGCTGACACAGGTTGTGGCCTGAGTTTCTACAACAACGACGGCAATGGTTCTGAAATAGGCGGCACCATTCAAGTTGCTAAAGAGAATGGCTCAACTAATAATACAGCTGGATACATGCGTTTCTGCACTAGACCGAACGCCTCAGATGTAGCTGAGCGGATGAGGATCGGGAGTGGTGGCGATGTTTTGATTTCTCGGACAAGCGCAAGTATCAGCAATGTCGGTCATTATTTTCTTGCGGTAGGCGCTTTTAACCACACAAGAAGTGGCGATACTGTCGGGGTAATCAACAGACTTGCAAATGACGGCACATTGATCGGTTTTAGACAAGCCGATAATCTTGAAGGCAGTATCAGTGTTTCTGGCAGCACTGTTTCTTACAACGGCGGTCACTTAGCGCGATGGTCACAGCTCGCTTCTGGGGCAGAACGCACTGAAATCTTGCGTGGCTCTGTTCTGAGTAATCTTGATGAGATGTGTGAATGGGCTTATGAAGCCCAAGACGCAGTGCTTTACACCGAGGAGGATGAACTGCCTGAAGGTGTCAGTGTTGGCGATGTAAAAACACCTGCAAAAGATGCAGGCACAGAAGACAACGAACAGCTGAACCGCATGAAGATCAGCGATGTTGAAGGTGATGTCAACGTGTCTGGTGTGTTCCAAGCCTGGGACGATGACGATGACACCTACACCAACGACTTCTACTGCGCGATGACAGGTGACTTTGTGATCCGCATTGCACAGGGCACAACCGTTGCACGCGGTGATCTGCTGATGTCTGCTGGTGATGGAA